TCATGGTCGTGCCCCGATGCACTGCCGGTATTCAGCTTCTCGCCGTGTAGCCAGCCCGCCGCACAGCCGCGCGTTGGTGGGTAGCGCGCAGTCCTTGCCCTGGAAGAAGCGCCAGCGCAGAAGCTCGGCGCAGGCCCCTGCGTAGTCCTCGGCGTTCAGTTTCCTGACCAGCGTGGACTGGCAGAACGCCCGGCTGCCGACGTTGTAGGAAAAGCTCACCAGCGCGTCGTACTCATGTTGGGCCAGCGGTACAGTCACACAGTTTTTCAGCGCTCCCTCGAATTGCTGCACATCCGTGAGCGCACGGGCCAGTGCCTTTTGAGGCGTGGTTGTGTCGCCCAACTTCACCCCGGTGGTAGTGCCGAAACCAATAGTCGGCACATCGCCCTTGACCGGAATCACTGCGCGGTCGGTGTAGCCCTCGTGCAGCACGATGCCGACCATCGCGGCGGCGGACAGCGTTAATGCGGCCACAGTCATACGTTGCGGCGGCCGGATCATCGGTGCATCTCCGGCTGCGCCACCAATCGGGCGATGGCCGCGCCCACGCTCGCGGCGAAAGCCAGCAGCACGAACGCCCCGCGCGGCAGTACATCCCCGAACAGCGGCACCACCACTTCTGCGGCAGTGAAGATGGCCGCGACGATGGACAGGCGAATGCTCCAGGCACGGCGCGCGATCTTTCGCCAGTCGTCGAGCAGACAGATCTTGCGAGTGGCGCTCATTGTGGGCCTCCCATCAGTTTCAACTTGATGGCGGCACCGACCAGCAGTGCGGCCAGGATGCCGGTGGTGATGACCTTGACGGTGGTCTGCCACGCAGTGCGGCGGGCATCGCGCCAGGCTTCCAGCAGGTCGCGCAGTTCACGGATGTCTCGTGCTGCGTGGCCGTTTTCCAGGCCAAGGTGGGTCAGGACACGCTCGGCCCCGCGTTCAGCGGCGCGGTCGAGCAGTTCGTCGAAGTCCTCACGGCGCAAGAGCAGCATGTTCTCGACGAGCGCTGGCTGTTGTTGTTCGGGTTCGGTCATAGCGGTCTCCAGAAATGCGAAACCCGCCCAGTGCGTGAACACCTGGGCGGGTTTCTGGTGGGTACAAAGATGGGAAATCAGATGGCTATGCCTGCGCTCCAGCCGGTGGACTTGTAGGCCGAGAGCTTGGCCTCGTCCTCGATGTAGCAAAGCCAGCCGATCTTGGGCGAGTGGTACTCCCAGGCATCGGCAATGCGCACCGCGATCTGGTTGGTTTTGCCTGCCCACACGCCCGTGGCAGCGGCAGGAATGAGGTAGCGGTCACCGTTGGCGGGGCTGGCCGGTGGCGTGGTCAGGTCGCGGTCTTTCACGGATAGGCCGACCACAGCGCCGAGGCGCTTGAGGTTGGCATCCATGCCGCTGTCCCAGCCGCTCTCGCCGAGCGTCCAGCCGTAGTTGAGCCCAAGGTTCGGATCGGTCGATGACATGGTCTATCTCCAGAGGTTCGATGCTTGGCGAATGTGCCGGACTGCTTCCGGGTCGCCGGTTCGGTGGCTTTGCTGCGGGTGCTGCCGCCAGTGCCGCCCGACGATGGGCAGGTACAGCACGCCGCCGCGCTTGGCCACCAGCAGGGTCAGCAGCCAGTCGGCAAAGTTGTTGATGTCGGTGGTTTCCTTGAGCACGGCCTCGACGGCAGATCGGCGCATCACGATCAGGCCATGCACATGGCTGGCGCTGTTCGCGTGCTGCCAGCGGCTGTAGGCCAGACGACGCACCGCGATGTCGTGGCCGCTTTCGTCGGTCAACGCCTCGTCGGAGTAGGCCATCACGGCTTGCGGGCAGGCATCCAGCGCATCAGCCAGTTGTGTGAAGGCACTGGCTTCGTACAGATCGTCGGGATCAACAAAGGACACCAGCGGCAGCGTGCCTTGCGCATAGCCTGCCGCGCGTGCTTCCCCTATGCGGCACGGAATGCCCGGCAAGACGTGCAACTGGATCGGTGCGTCCTCAAGGCTGGCGATGCAGGCCTCCCGCCATTCGGCAGGCTCGTTCAGGGTGAGCAGATGAACATCAATGCGCGGCTCCATCACACACCTCCCCAATACTGTCCCCAACGCAGGCCGTAGCCCGCGCGATCCATGACCCGCACCTGCGGCTGCCAGCTGCTCAAGCCATCGCGCTCGGCACTGATCTCCACCGTAATGCGGTCACCAAATGCACCTGCATCCAGCGCGGCCATGGCCACCGTCCAGAGGTAAGTGGTACCGAGCAGCCCCGTTTCCGTGTGCACCAGCACGTTGTTGCGATTGCGGATGTGCACCGTGTAGGTCACGCCCAGTTCTGGCCCGATAGCCGATCCAGTTCGATCCCATCTCCGTCGCGCCAAGCTGCGCCGCTTTCATGAACACCACACGCTCGACCGGCGAGGTCGGCGACAGGCAATCCATGATCGCTTTCAGGTACGGCGTGCGGCTGGTACGCCAGCGCCCGGGTTCGGCAGAGGCCTTGCTGGAGAGCATTCGGTGGCGATCCGACCATTCGGACACGGTGAGCAGCGGGTCTGGAGTCAGTCCTTCGCGCCACGCGCGTTCGATTTCTGCCGCGCCTTCGTAATCCATGTCCATCAATCCACCCTCGGGCGCATCTCGCCCAGTTCCTGCAGGTGCTCACGCACCGCCGCCTCCAAGGCGATGTGCATCGTGTGAGGATCGACGCCGAGCTTGGCTGCCATTTGTGCCGAGATGCGTGCGGGCCAGTTGAGCCAGGCATCGCGTTCGGAGCGCGCCAGCTTGAAAACATGGGCAATGGCCTGCGGCCGATCCACCAGCTCGCCCTTGAGGCGGGCCAGACGCACCTTGTTGGTTTGCGCCTTGACCACTTCGTTGACCGTCCGCGCCTGCAGCAAAGACGTGCCGCCTGCTGGTAACGCTGCGGGCCCGTCACCCGTGGTGCCGCTGGATTCCTGGACGGCGACCTTGACCGCGCTGGTGGCCGTGCCACTGCGCGGTGCATCGGAATTGCGCGCCCACTCGCGGTCGACGCGCTCGGCATCAATGGTTCCGTCTGCCTCCGGCGTGATCCGCCCAGCAGCGATGGCCTTGCGCACCGCTGCATCGGACACCCCTCGGTGGCGTGCGTAGGCACGAATCGAAATACCCATATTTCCCCTTCGGGGCACCTTCAATCATTTGTTCGTCATTCCGGCGAATTGAGCTTGGCTTCCATCGGGAACAGCGCGTTCATACGTTCGTCATCAACACCATGAAAGGACACGGACATGAGCAAGCTCGAACAACTCCTGACCCAGATCGCGCAAAACAAGCTGGGCATCGAAACCCTGGAAACCCGCCGCTCGGACAGCCTCGATTTCCACGATGTAGCGGTCTGGTGCCTACGCGATGCGCTTGAAGCCGCCTTCAACGCGGGTCTTGAGCAGGGGCGCAATGCCAACCCGTCAGACAAGGCCAACACCTGATTGCGAAGCGAAGAAGCCAAGCAGAAAGCGCTTGGCTTCACTTGAGAACAGCGCGTTCATCACATCACCGTCCACCACATCGAAGGAGCAAAACATGACCACCACTCAACTGACCCCTGCCCAGCAAGCGATCCTGGCCCACGCGGTTGAACACACCAGCGGCAAGATCGACTGGTTCCCCGACAACATCAAAGGCGGCGCACGCAAGAAGGTGCTCGACGGACTTTTCAACCGCGCACTGATCACCACCGACGGCACCGACTGGTTTGTCGCCGCCGAGGGCTACGACGCCTTGCGGCTACCGCGCCCCGGCTTGAACAAGAAGGTCACCGGTCAGTTCGAGGCCCATCTCGACCAGATCATCGCCAATGCTGAAGGCGCGTCAGTCGCCACGAGCGATCACGAACTGGAAGCCGCCGTGACCGCCGCCGAAGCAACATGGGTCAAGCCGCGCACACGCGAGAACAGCAAGCAAGCCGAAGTGATCCGGATGCTGCAACGCCCCGAGGGCGCAACCATCGGCCAGATCTGCACCGCCACCGGTTGGCAGGCGCACACGGTGCGCGGCACTTTCGCCGGTGCCTTCAAGAAGAAGCTCGGCCTGAACATCGTCTCGGACAAGCCGCAGGGCGGCGAGCGGATCTACCGCATCGCCTGAAAGACGATGGGGAGAAGAGCCATGAATAGCTTGGCTTCTCTCCCCGCCAGCGCGTTCATACAGGTGTCGTGATTGACGACGCCACACCAGGAGAACCGCCATGAGCACCATGACAATCACCATCGAACGCACCCCGCGTACCCTGCAGTTCGGAGACCAGAGGCTCCAGGTCGAAGAGTTGAGCATCCGCCTGCCGTTTGCACGAAAGCCTGCCGACCTCGGCGAACTGGGCGGTCGCGACCAGTACAAGGTCTACGTCACCGAGACCAAGGAACTGACCCCTGCCGAATTCGACGCCTTTGGGTGCAGCCTGCTGGTGTCACGCGACTGGCTGCGTGGCAAGGGTGGCGGCACTGGCGACGGCTACCTTTGCGTTGAGGTCACTGCTCCTGGACGACCCTATCTTTACGTCAATCCCGAGGGCGGTGATTACGCCCGCTACGTGGCCCGTCTCGGGTGATCGAAATTGATCGTGAAAGAAGCCAGGAACAACTTGGCTTCTCAATCGAACAGCGCGTTACTACAGGTGTCGCAACGATCAACCCGAAGGAGCAGCCACCATGACCACCAATCAGATCCCCGCCACCCGGAACGAAGCCTGGGGCTTTTGTGGCACGATGAACGAGCACGCGGAAGCCGCATGGCCCTTGACCATGACCGCCATCTCGGACGCCACTCACCAGCCCCTCGAGTCGGTGCGAATCTTCCTCGACAGCCGCCACGGACGCCACTTTGCCGACGACGTCCAGAACGGTTTGTACCAAGGCCAAGCCTTGCAGGATGCGATCAACGCCGCCACCCAACGCTGGATGGGCTGGACGATTGGCCGCCAGACCAGCAAGCAGCACGGCATACCGCGCGGCCTGCCTTACCTGACAGGCTTTGTGATCCACTGCGAGATCTGCGAAGAGTTGGCAGCCTGATGAAAACGCCTGCCACCGAGCGGGAGCAGGCGCTGCGTTGGCTGATTGCCAACCGGCGTCCCGACATTTCCATCGAGCAGGCCGTGCGCATCATGTGCATGGCACTGCCGCGCGATCTCACCACTATGCAAATCCTGCGGCGTATCGCCGAGGAAGAAGAGACCAAGCAGCCCGGCCAGCCATTCAACTGGCGCACACTTCCTGGTCTGCCGCCTCGCGGATAGCCGTCTGGCCGGTGAAGTCCTCCCACCGGCGCACGATCACATCCACGTACTTCGGATCGAGTTCGATCAGCCGCGCGACGCGACCTGACTTCTCCGCTGCGATCAGCGTCGTGCCAGAACCGCCGAACGGATCGAGCACCACGTTACCCGGGCGGCTCGAATTGCGGATCGCCCGCTCCACCAGCTCCACTGGCTTCATCGTCGGGTGCAAGTCGTTCTTCTGCGGCTTCTTGATCGCCCACACATCGCCCTGATCACGGTCACCACACCAGTGACGTTGCGCACCCTCGGGCCATCCGTACAGGATTGGTTCGTACTGGCGCTGGTAGTCGGCGCGGCCGAGCGTGAAAGTGTTCTTGGCCCAGATGATGAACGTCGACCACTTGCCACCAGCGGCGCGGAAGGCCGCCTGCAGCACATCCAGTTCGCTGGATGACATCGCTACGTAAATACCGCCCCGGCAATGTTTGACGGTGGGCGTCAGTGCTGCCAGCAGGAAGTCGTAGAAGCCATCGCCCAAGTTGTCGTTGAGGATCGCGCGATCCTTTCCGCGCATCTTGTCCTTGGCGCTGTTGGCGTAGTTCACGTTGTACGGCGGGTCGGTGAAGACCATGTCTGCCAAGTCGCCTTGCATCAGCCGGGTATAGCTCTTTGCCACGGTCGAGTCGCCGCACAGCAGCCGGTGCTGACCCATGATCCAGATATCACCCGGACGCGAGATCGGTGTCTCGCCAACATCCGGTACAGCATCCTCATCGGTCTGACCTTCGTTGTTCGGCTCGTCGCCCGCGATCAGTTCGGCCAGCGCGTCGGCGTCAAAGCCGGTGATGTCGAGGTCGAAACCGTCCAGCTGCAGCGCCTCCAACTCGATCCGCAACATCGCATCATCCCAGCCTGCGTTCTCGGCGATGCGGTTGTCCGCGATGACCAATGCGCGGCGCTGGGTCGGGCTCAGGTGATCGAGTACGACCACGGGCACGATCTCCAGCCCGAGCTTCTGCGCAGCCGCCAAGCGCCCATGCCCGGCAACGATCACGCCGTCACTGCCAGCGAGAATCGGATTGGTGAAACCAAATTCGGCAATCGATGCGGCGATCTGCGCGACCTGATCATCCGAGTGCGTCCGCGCATTGCGTGCATAGGGCAGCAGTTTGGCGGTTGGCCATTGTTCGATCTTGTATGCCAACCAGTTCATGCCAGCACCTCATCATCAACGGTGGTGGTGCGCTCGGCGGCAACCTGTTCGAACGATTGACCTGTTGCCAGCAGCGTGACCGGCACGCCAGGGTGGTTCTGCTGAAAGCGCTTGATGGCCACGTCCACGTACTCCGGCGCGATCTCCATGCTGCGGCAGAGGCGGCCAGTGCGCTGCGCGGCCAGCATCGTGGTACCGCTTCCACCGAAGGGCTCGAACACAATGTCTCCGGCTTCGGTGTAAGCCTCGATGGCAAACTCAGGCAATGCGACCGGGAACACAGCCGGGTGATCAATGTCCTGCCCGATCTTGCCCTTGTGGCGCATCACGCGGATCACCGAGTCGGGGATTCGGGTGTCCTGCGTCGGCTGACCCTTGTGCGTCCAGCCGCCGACCTCGCCATCCTTACCGCGCATCGCCGTGGACGACCCGTCAGCGCGCAGGTGTGATTCCTGGCCTGCGTGCTTGCAAGGAACAATCTTGTTGGGTTTGCGGGTGCTGCGATTGAAGTGGAAAACAAACTCGAAGCTGGGAGCCAATCGGCCCTGCCAGTCGCCGGGCATGCCTGGCCCCTGATCCCAGACGTACCACGCGAAGCGCCGCCACCCTTGCTGACGCATCCAGGACAGCCAGCCGTCCCAATAGGGGATGACTTCGTTGTCGCGGTGGATCAGCCCAAGATTGACCAGCACCTGTCCGTCGCCCGCCATCGGCAGATGTGCGAACACACCGCGCATCAGGACATCCCAATCGGCAATGCCGCCGGAGGTGTAGTCGCGCTGGTTGCCATACGGCGGCGAGGTGAAGCAAAGCTGCGCGGTGTCACCCTGCATCAGCGTGGCGACCACGGCTGGGTCGGTGGCGTCGCCACAGATCAACCGGTGCGAGCCGATGGCCCAGACATCTCCCTCGCGCGACACCGCCACCACTGGCGTATCAGGTACGTCATCAGTCGTATCGGGTTCATCGGCGTTTACACCATCCTGCGCCGCTGGTTCACCTTCAGTCGACGGTGCATCTGCCAGCAGCGCATCGATCTCGATGTTCTCGAAGCCGGTTAGCGCCAGTTCGAAACCCGCTTCGGAAAGCTCCGCCAGTTCGAGCGCCAACATCTCCTCATCCCATCCAGCGTCAAGCGCCAGCCGGTTGTCTGCGATGACCAAGGCGCGCTTTTGCGCGGTGGTGAGATGGGCCAGTTCGATCACCGGCACCTGATCCAGCCCCAGCTTGCGTGCTGCAGCCAAACGACCATGGCCCGCGATGATGCCGTTTTCGCCATCAACCAGTACCGGGTTCGTCCAGCCGTATTCGACGATGCTGGCGGCGATCTTGGTGACTTGCGCCTCGGAATGTGTGCGCGGGTTGCGGGCGTAGGGAATCAGCGCCTCGACCTTGCGGTACTCGACGTTGAGCGTATTCAAAGATGGTGTCCTGAAAGTAGAAAACCCGCCGACGACAACCGTGGGCGGGTTTTGGGGGTTAGTGCGAACTGGCGG